ACCTCTTTTCTTTTTATAATCATCATACATTTCATATCCACTAATACCTAAAGATAATGCTAATCCAGGTAAACCAAAGGCTCTACTAGCAATTCTTAGTGCACCGGGACTAATTCCAAGTCTCATAATTTTAGATGCTGTTGGTCCTAAACCTTTTGTAGCAAATCTAGTGGCAGGATCAGTAAATGCAGCTCCTAAATAATTTATTGGATCTGTTGCAATTTCCCCTAACGAATCTCCTTCTGCAATTTGACCACCAATAAATAATGGTTCTGTTGCAAGTAAAGCTGCAGGAGTTCCTAATGCAGCTAAACCTCTTCCTACAGTTTTTAAACCTGTTTTAGTAATTCCTGATTTTTTAGCACCTAACGCTCCACTTCGTGCAGCTTCAATTGTTGAAGGTGCAACTGCTGCTGTTCCTGCTAATGCTGCTCCTCCTACTACCGGTAATTGATAATCTAATATTGCTGAATCTGCTTTTGGTTCATCTACAACTGGATCTGTAATCATAGAAATTAACATATTTTTTTGTTGATCTTCATTTGACAAATAAGTTGTTGGGTCATCATTCATAAATGTTTTAACAACACCAGCTGCTGCTGCACCTGCCGCTGCAATCGCACCAAACTTACCAGCACCTCTTAACATTGGGCTTTTGTTAATGCTTTCATAAATTCTTGCAAATTTACCTGGTTGCTCTCTTGCAGTCTTAACAAGGCAACCTTCCGCACAACCTATTCTGTTTTCATATCTTTTTATTAGTGCTGCATCGCCTGTGTCTTGAATTGCTTGAGCTATTGGGACTGCTTGTGTTCTAATTCCTATTCCTTGATCTGCTAACTGTGTTACATTTAATTGAGCTTCTGGCGATAGCTTATCAAAATTTTTAACAAGATTAGATGTAACTAATTTTTCACCAGGTTTATATTCCATGATAGGGGTATCTACTCCATATTTTTTTTGAAAACCTTTTGAATATTTATTAAATAATTTTACATGTCCTTTTAGATCTTTAAACTTTTCTTCTCTATAGGATCCAGCAGATTCATTGCCATCAATAATTTTTTGTAATAATTTAGAAAAATCTTTGTCAACTGTATTACCTTTTCTTATGTTTATGTCTTGAGGTATTCTTTGGATTAGTTCTGTATATCCTGGAGCATTTTTATATGTTGCAGCCATACCCGCAGTTTCATCAATAGCTAAACCAGATCCTCTATAATATTTATATAATGCGTTTCTAAGAGTTGAAAATTTTGTGCCTTTTGTTTTTAAAATTTTATCACGTTCTTTTAACATTCTTTTTCTAATTTCATAATTTCCAAATTTAAAAAAACCGCTTCCAGGCATTAAAATATTACCAAGTATCTCTTCTCTTTTAGCAAGAGCAGGTATTGTTACTCCAGGAACTTTTCTTGAACCATCTAAAACTTCTACATATCTAGAAGCATCATTAGAAATATTTTTTAAATCTTTAGCATTTGTTTTACCATAAATATTTCGTGCAAGTTCTTCTGGTGTTGCATCTGGGTCTAACATAAGTTCTCTGTGAATTGCTTGTATAGGTTTATCAGAAACAGATTGTTTTGTTCTAGCCATTTTAGAAATACTTTCTGCTTTGTTTTCATCTATTGCTTTTTTAAATAACTTTATATTTTTTTCAGATGGGTCTTTATAAAAAACTTCTTTCTTAAAATTTTTTTTAACAAATAAATCATTTATTCTTTTTTGCAGGTCGCTATACGTCCCTTTTCTATTAGATCTATATTCTTTAAAATTATCTTTGGATACACCAATTTTTTTTAAAAAATCTTGAAACGGAATATAGTTTTTAGGAATAGCTTTTGTTTTAGCTTTTTCATATAAATAAGATTTGTATGTATTTTGTTTTATACCTCTTTCTTCAACACTAATGTTTTCCCAAACAATACCTGGTTTTTTTTCTTTAAAAAATTTTCTAAACTCAGGATCATTTTTCCAAGCTTTATTAGCATCGCTTTGACCTCTTGTTTTATATTCTATTTTTACACCTTTAAATATTTCAGGACTAGCTGCTCTTAAATCACTAAGTTTTTTAGCAGGAGATCCCGGAAAATTACCTTTCCAAATTTGATTAATTTTTTCAGCTAAAACTTCTGTATCAATTGATTTACCTTTGTAAGGTTTTAAAAACTCAATTAGTTCATCTACAAGAGCTTGTTGTTCTGCACTTCTAGGCATTAGACCTCCAAGATCTTAGCTAGTCCGCCTTTTGCAAAAGGTATATCTTCTTGAATAAGTGTTGCAGTAAATCTATCAAACCCTGGATCATCTGGAGCTCTACCTGCAGCATCTCTTACATTTGTTAAAAGCCTGTTAATAAATCGTGGAGTTATTTTTTCATCTGGAATTAATTCTAAAATTTTTGGTCCAAAATATTTTTCAACTAATATTAATGGATCACCCATGATACCACCGCCGCCTTCAGTAATAAACTTTACATCTTCTCCAGATACAATATCATTTAAATTTGTTCTGCCAAATCCTGGAGAGTTAATATCCATTGTATCTCTTTTTAATGCTTCTACTAAAAATTCTCTAGCATTCGCTCGTTTAGTTGGTGCGTTAGGCATATTAGCTATTGCAAATCTTGCATCGGCAGCATCACTTGCTGCATTTAACCTATCAACTTCTTTTTGTAATTTAGCTGCTCCTGCCTCATCTCCTTGAGCTCTTACAAAATCTATAAAATCCATGCCACCTTTACCCTGCATAGTTACAACGTCTTCAACGTTCATAACAGGTGCTGCAATATCATCGGGTCCACCACGTGAACCTGGTGGTGGTAGATCATCTGTTTGTAAGAATCTGTTTTTATTCGGATCATTTAAACCTAATCTTTCAGCCATAGCTTTCAAATCAGTATCACTTGTTTTTCTCATTGGTAAAATAGTTTCTGATGCCATTACACCTTCGTCGGTCATGTAATCACCTTTAGCTCGTAAAGAAGCTATTCCTTCTGCATCTAAGTTCCTGGTCCCTGTTGCCAGGTCCGTGATATTTGTAACAGGTGTTGGCATGTAAAACTCTTTCATCTTATTAAGATTAGTTAAGAGATTGTTTGCTTGAATATCGTTTAATTTTTCTCCAACTGCAAAACCGACAGCATTTTTTGCTTCATCGACTGCTTTACTTTGAGACAAGACTCCTAGAGCTTCGGTATTTAAATTTTTATCTAAGAATGGTTCTATATTGTCACCTTTACCTAAAAAACTAATATTGGTTCGGGTACCAAGGACATCGGATAGATTTCCACCTAATTCTTTAAATGTTTTTATAATTAAATTAATAGTTTCTCTTTTAGCCATAATACTTTACACGTCCTCGTACAATTGGTTCTTCTTTGTAATCTTCAGGATGACGAACCAAACCACCTTGTCGAATTCTCATAATGGCCTGTGTTGTACTGTCCACATAGTCATCATGCTCTCCAAATGGGAACGACGCACATTCTTCTACAACTTCCTGTGCAAAATGCTCGTGCATAGGGGCCCATACTTTTCCGCTCTCAAAGAGCGGAGCTACGGAGTTTACTCTTGTGTGTTTATCATTTCCTTTTGACGGTGTAAAGTTAATAACCGGTATATCCATCTTTCTCAGTTCATGGGTCAAAGGCAGTCCAGATGCTTTAGCTTCAATAATTACCATGTCAGGTCGCCAGTCTTGATACTCTTCTAGAGCCACTCTACGTAGTTCGGGGAACTCGTACCTATCTTTAAAAGCGTTAAGTAAAATTATATTTTGTCCGTGGTCCTCGGTCGTAAAGACACCCCACGTGGTTATAGCACTATAGTCAGATGTATGTTTTTTAGTAAATGCTGTATCGTATGATTGAACAATGTAATCTAGTTTAGGAGGGTATTGATCTTCCCAATCCATCCACCATTCTCGTTTTAGTATGGCACCTTCTTCAGCAGTTGGTTGCTGCATGTATTGTGCTAGCCAGTTACTAACTGGTATGGATGCTTTAGTTTTTAATAATTCTTGCGCGGTCCAGTATTCAGGCCACACGGGTTTTCCATCGGGGAGCAGGGCTGGTAATTCAACAACCTCCCACTGATCAGATCCTTCTTCAGATTG